CATGGCCTTACATGGCACTTGCGCAATACGAAGTCTTTACAATAGCTCGGCTTCGAGGGATTGCTGCTGGCTACACTCACGCTTTGAGCGGAGCTTGCACCAGGCGTCCTTGCAACAAATACTGCACCTGAGGGGAGGCTAGTGAGGTTGACCACAGGGGTGGTCAACCGATTGTGGTTATCCAAGACTGGCACAATGGGACTGGAGCTGCTAGAACTATCTCCGCTAATGACAGGGGCAGTGATCACTGGATTAGGAATCACACATCCGGTGCCGATGATATTATCATCAACTTGAACCATCGCCGCTTTCACACACGGTGGATGGTTATCAGTTATGTCTATCAGGGGCATTGTCAATAGCTGAGCTATTTCAGCAACAGTCTCCAAATATTCAGTCAGTGCGGACCAATCAGCGTGTGGTAGACCACGCTTCACCCACTCCAATTCATCTGGTATGCGGGCATTAGGCCAATTATCATCACCTTCATATCGTACCCAGTAGCTTGTCATCTTGGGATCTACTTCGATATTAATGTTCAGGCCGACTTTAAGCGCAGCCTCAACAATTTCACGGATGATTGGTGTATGACGGTCAGTGTGGTACAACCCAACAAGTTTCTGTTCAAGCTTGTTAATTGGTGCCATAGGTCTAGCGACGCTCATATGCAGCTTCGCCAAGGCACGAGGTATATCACACGTGGAACAAGGATTACCATACCACACCTCATCAGTGTAGAATCTAGACAGGTAATTCACCCCGGGAGCTCCAAACTTAAACTCCACATTTTCCACCTTCTGGCCCATCATAGCACCGGCCTTTTCCAAGAATGTACCACCGATGACAGTATCGCTTATTGCTTCTGCAATACTGTCATCACCAGCCATCTGGCCTTTAGCTGCATAAGCCTCACGGTCGGGGACTCCAGCTAAACGCCTTGACAAATAATCAATGAACTTAGTGAGGATGGAGTTGAACAGTGCAGTTTCAGCTGAACCACTTGCTCGCTGTGTGGCCAACTGATAAACTACACCGTGTTTAGTAACAGCTTTGCGGTTATATTGCTTAACCAGCTGCCTCAACAACTCCTCATGGAAATCCACAGCATAAGCGGCCCTCATGACCATATGTTCTAATAACCGAACATTGTCATGTATGTGGCCATCCATGCGTGCGGAATCAGCACAATTAACACCTATTGTGCGTTCACATAGTTCAACCAACAATTCTGCAATCTCGCTGGGTTTCTTGCCGAAGCTGTACCATTTACAGTTTTCGACAACCCAGTCAGCAAGCGGATAAATGAATCTGGACCATTCACGCTTATCCACTCCGCAGAAAGTTGTGATTATACG